GCGGCGTGCACCACGCCCCAGATGAGCACCAGGATCCAGCCGATGGCCGCTACGATTGCCCAGGCCTTCACGGCGTTCTGCCTTTCAGGTCCTGCCGCAGGAGCCGGATCTCGTCGAGGATCTCGCGGCGCTCCTCCTTCTGCTCGACGCGCATCTGGCTGACCGACTCTTTCGTGGCGTACGAGGCATTCGCATAGAGGTAGAGCCCGCCGAACAGGACGAACAGGAAACCGATCGCGGAGATGATGAGGTTGCGCAAAATCGGCGAGATCGAGATGTTCCACAGCTTGGCGACGTCGGTGCGGATGCGCACGCGATCCTCCTCGCATTCCCGGGGGCACGCCATGTCATTCTCCTGCTTTCGCGCGCAGCCGTTCGATCTCGGCCTTGACCGCCTGCCAGTGCGCCGGCGGCATGGCCACCCAGCCGCCCACGTCCTGCTGGAAGAAATCGACCTCGCCCGCCTCGACCTGGGTCAGCACCCGGCACTCGAGCGCGCGGTTCTCCAGGATCTCCACGGGCACGCCCGGCGCCAGGACCACCAGGCGCTTCTCCACGCGGGGCCCGAGCGTGAGATTGCAGCCGCACGCGAGGAGCGCGAGCAGGCTACAGGCCGCAATCCTTGAGCCGGTCCTTGTCAGTCTTCCCATCGGTGATCTCCACATCGGGCTTCGGATGGTCCACGGTCGTCTTCAGCGGCTTGTCCGTGCCGAAGATCCCCTTCATAATGGCGACGAGCGCCTGGATCACGACCGCGACGAGTCCTTGCATTACAGGTTCTCCGCAGCCTCGGCCTCGTCATGCACCACAGAGAGCGCCTGCTTGAGGTCCTCGGCGGAGGCCCTGTTCAGCTCCTGGTGCACGGACAGGATATACTTGAGCGCCTGGTCCGCGCGCGCCATGGACTTGTTCTCGGTCCCGTCCGGGATCTCCTTCTCCGCGAGCTTGACCGCGGACAGCATGGTGCCCTTGTACTTGTCGAAGTACTCCTTCCACTTCGGCTTCCTGGTAAACAGCTTGGCGATGAGCCAGGAGAACATGCCGGCGATCGCGGCGAGCCCCTGGGGCGTGCCCAGCTGCTGCCAGACCCAGGCGAGCGCGGAGAGCGCGAGCGCCTTGAGTTCGATGCCCTCGGCCTCGGCCGCATCCTGGGCCGCGTCGGCGGCCGCGGCCACGGTCACTCCCGCCGCGCCCGCGGCCGGCTCCCAGGGCACGTCCTCCGAGCCGCACACCACGCCGATCGTGCCGAGGACCAGGCACGCGGCAGCCAGCATGCAGATGATCCAGTGCAATGCGCTTCTCATGGTATTCCTCCTATCTGCGGAACCTGTACCCCTGGCGCGTGCGTTCCTGCACGGCCTTCAGTACGCACTCCAGTGTGCGCACGCCCTGGTGCGCGGGCGGCGCGGTCTCGATATGCCAGGTCTCGCCCCCGCGCACGATCGTGTCGTCCAGGTCGAGCGTGATGCTCGCGGCCGTGAGCGCCGCATCCTGGAAGAGGACCGTGGCGCGCGTGACCGCAGTCTCGCCATCCGCGCCGTCCGAGAGGTCCTGGCGCATATTCTTGAAGATGGCCGTGACGCTGGTCTGCGTGCCCGAGCCCGCGGCCACGTGGGTCACGGTCGCGCCGGAGAGCTGGAAGGGCACATGCAGAGCGGTCACGTCGATCCTCCTCGCCGATCAGATGCAGCGCACGTCGCCGCTCCAGGTGTCGCCCTGCTTGCGCGGCCAGACCACGCAGTGCGTGACGTGGCCGATGCGGTTGTCGAGGTCCAGGTGGATCCGGAAGCCCGCGGACCGGGCCTTCTCGCAGAAGAACAGGTCCGAGCTCTCGAGGTCCGGCACCAGGCAGCCGACCACGAACCAGGGCGGGTCGATCGCCTCGAGGACCTTCCGGCGGATGAGCATGCCGGCGTTCCCGAGGTTGAAGTCGTCCGTGGCGTCGATGCAGCCGGACTTCCCGGCGAGCGCGTCCCAGCCGAGCGCCCGGAAGCGGCGGTCGCAGAGGACCGGCGCGAACGGCTGATTGCGCCGGGCGCAGAGCGGGACCACGATGTCCACGTCGCGGTCGAGCAGGTTCAGCAGGAGATCCGGCGCCCAGACGTGGTCGTCGCCGAGGATCCAGAGCCACTCCGCGCGCGCGCTGTCGCGGAGCTTGTAGGTCTTGCCGCTCGAGATGCACTGGAACTCGCCGGCGGGCTGCTTCTCCTCGCTCGTCATGACCTTCGCGGCCATGACGTTGAAGTTGCGTGCCACGTTCACGCCGACGCAGAACTCCTCCGGGCCCGTGCCCTGGGGCACGAGCGTGCGCGCGAGCGACTGGTCGAACTCGCGATAGCGGCCGAGGAAGTCCGCGGCCGCCCCCACAATGCCGGGCTGGTGCCGGCTCTCCACATGGATCATGATTGCCCCCCTCACCGATGGCAGACCCCGGGGCGCGGCGTGCTCCGCGCCCCGGGGGAAGAGCCTTACAGCGTGCCGCCGGCCCCGGCCGTGACGCTCGCCGCGTCCTCGAGCGGCAGCCACCAGCAGTGGAACTTGATGCTGCCGGCGGTGGTCGCGGTGTTGGCGATGGTGTAGCCGATGTCCGCGTCGATCACGATCTGGTCGATCACGCTCCCCTTCGCGAGGTTCGAGATGTTCGACGCGCCCGTGGTGCTCAGCCAGATGTCCCCGGCGTCGAGCTGGGTGCAGGTCGTGGCGCCGATGAACGCGTCGGTGTCGTCCGCGGTGCCGAGGATGATCGTGCCGGAGTCGTCCGCGTCGCCCACGCTCCCCACGACCTCGGGGATGATGATGATGCGGTTCATGCCCGAGACCGCGAGGATCTCGTGCGCGGCCGCGCTCGCCCAGGTGGAGGTCGTGAAGTCCGCGGTGACGCCCAGGTAGTTCATGGGCGGCAGGTCCGGACCGAGCGCGGCATAGACCGACCCGCTCATGACGCGCAGCGCGTAGGCGTTGCCCGCTCCGTCCGAGACGATGATGGTGTCGCCGGCCTCGGCCACGGCCTTGGCCCCGGCGACGGTCGACTTCGCCCGGCGCGGATCGTGGCCGTCGTTCGAGTCGTTGCCGTTCGTGGTGTCCACGAAGATGAGCTCGCCGAGCGGGTCCGCCCCGGGCGAGCCGGCGAAGTACGCGTACTGCTTGGCCTTCTTGGCTGCGGAAATGTCCATGGATGGCTCCTGTGCAGGGCTTGTCTCGGCCATGGTCCGTGGCGCCTGCGTGCCACTTGGACCGCGGCCAGGTCAGCGCATTCCCGTGGCCGGTCCTGCCGGCCACGGGAAGCGTCATCTTCCGGCTACTGTGCCGCGTAGTTCGTCGGCACGTAGGTGGTGCTGGCCAGGCTCTGGACCACGTGCACGTAGTCCGTGGCTCCGACCTCGACGTCCCAGCCGATGCGGGCCTGGAACGCGATGCGCCGCTCCAGGAAGTCCTTGGTGTTTCCGCTCAGGGTCACGTACTCGAAGCGGAGCTTCCACTTGCGCACGAACTGGCGCTGGAAGGCGCCGAGGTACCAGGCGCTCGTGGAGATGTCGTCCAGCTTCGGGCTGGTCACGAGCTTCGGCCGCCACTGGCCGCGCGGGCCCCAGTTGTTGACCTCGTTCTCCACGCCCGGCACGTACTCGCTGTTCAGGAGCTTGGCCGCGGTGCTGGCGAGCGCGTCGGGGACGAGCAGCACGCTCTCGCTCATGGGGATGGCGATGCGGCGGCCGGCGTTGTTCTTCATGGCCGCGAGCACGGCGCGCGCGTTGTCGAGATCGGTCTCGTCCACGAGCGCGTTGTTCGTGACGCGCGTGCCGGAGGGCGCGCGGGTGCCGGGGTTGTTGGCGGTCGAGTTGTAGATCGCCGTGCCCGTGCCGTTCGGGCGGTACACGTAGGGTGCGCCGCCGGAGGTGGTGGCCGAGCCCTTGGCGTCGCAGACGCGCGAGAGCGTCAGCTCCTCGACCCAGTCGGCCGCGAGCTCGCCCAGCGCGTTCACGCGCGTGACGATGTCGGCGATCTCATTCTCCTCGATCGCCTCGGCGGTGATGGAGAGCGTGCGGCCGTTGCGCTTGTGCCGGATCTCGACCTTCTCCTCGCTCGCCCCGATCTCGGGGTAGGCGTCGCCCTCGCGGACCTCGTCCTGGCTCTTGTCGAGGGCATGCACGGAGGCGATGGTCGTGACCTTCTTGGGGTCTTCCATCTCCTCCACGAGCAGCTGGCCGATCGTGGGGACGCGCTGGTACGCGGCGTTGATGCCCGCGACCACGAGCCCGCCGGTCAAGAGCGGGAAGGCGCCGGCCATGATGGCGCGCTCCTGGCCCGCGATCACCATGCGGGCCGGGACCTCGATGTCGCAGAGCGCCGCGAAGGCGTCGCGCATGCGGAAGGTGCCGAGCGCCATCTCGCCGCTGTCCGCGAGCGTGCGGATCGTATCGGCGAACTCGTTCGGGTTGTTGCGCGCGAGCGCGCGCAGGGCGTCCAGGTTCGGCCGCGAGCCGACCTGGATGTTGCTGGCGAACAGCTTCTTGATCTTGTCTGGCATGGCTTGCTCCTTAGGTTGTAGGTCCTGTCGTTGGCCGCGCCGCGCGCGGCACCCGATCGAACGGCGTCAGCCGCCGATCATGCTCCGTCCAGGTTCAGCACGGTCCACCAGGACCGGCTGATCTTGAACGTGACGTGCACGATGCCGCGGGTCTTGATCGTGGTGCCGGCGTCGCCGGAGGCGTCGTCCGCCGCATGCCCCTGCTCGGGGTAGTGGAAGTCGCCCGCCGCGAACGCCATGACGTGCGAGCCGGAGGCCGCGAACGTCTGGGAGTCGCTGTAGTAGAGCGAGGTCCCGAGGGCCGTCGCCGCCGCGGTGGCCAGCGCGAACTCGAAGACGTCGCCCGGCCGGGGGACGATGATCGGGTAGTAGCCGGCCCGATCGCCCGACTTGATCTCGCACGCGGCCACGGCGATGCCGACCGTGATGTCCGCGTCCGAATCCCATGGCACGAACTTGGAGTTGGTGTCCCCGGTGAACTCCAGGATCTCGCCGGCCTTGATCGCCTGCGTGGCGCCGGCCTGGAACAGCCCCATCATGATGAGAGGCTCGTTCGAGCCGCTGATGAGGTTCTTCACGAACGGGCTCTTGTTGACTGCGGTCATGACTTATCTCCTTGTCAGTTGTCGTTTCCTTGCGCCGGCTCATGCCGGAGCGGTCGGTTCAGTCGGTCAGGGCGCGCTTGAGCACGTCGGCCATCTCCGCGCGGAGCTTCTCGGGCTCCTTCGCCGCGGGCGCGGGCGCGGAAGTCTCCGGCTGCGTCGGCTCCGGCGTGCCGGCCGGGGCGGTGCGCTTGGCGAGCTCCGCGAGGAGCGCCCGGCGACCGGCCTCGAAATCGCCGGCGTTCTCGCCCACGATCCGGTCGACGTCGTTCTGCGGCAGCGCGCGCGGGGCGAGCTCGCGCAGGCGCTCGACCACGGACCGCTCGGGCGCGGGCGCGGCGGGCTTCGGATCCGGCGCGGGCGCGGCCGCGGGCTTGGTCTTGGCCTGCGGCATAAGCTCGCGCTCGCACTCCGCCTCGAGCTCGGCGCGGCGCTTCTCGTCCAGGCCGGCCAGCTGGTGGCCGCGGGTCGCGGCCCAGGTCTCGAACAGATTCTTCATGACTGTCTCCTTGTCTGGCTGTTCGGGTGAATCACCGCCCGCGCTCCGTTGCGCGTCGGGTTCGTTCTCGTCCAGGGTGAGGTCCCCGCCGAATTCGCGGACCCACTCCTCGATCTCGCGCCGCACGGCGTCGGGATCCGCCGGCACCGGGACCATGCTGATCTCGAAGAGCTCCCAGCCCTTGATCACCGTGGCCGGGCCCTTGATGCGGCTCGCCTCGTCGGGCTTGCCGTCCCGCGTCTCCACGTCCTCCTCGCCCTCGGCCAGGCGCACGGTGCGCCGGGAGTCGGGGAGGAAGCCGACCGAGACGGTGCGGATGACCTTGTCCTGCACGAGCTGCCAGATGGTCTCGGCGCGATCGGTGGAGGCGTAGGTGACCACCGCGATCAGCTCGCGGCCCTCGATCTTGATCTCGGCTGTGCCGACCGCGAACTCGGCGGAGTAGCGGTTGTGCGCGTCGAGGACCACGGGGTTGCGGCGGTAGCGCTTGAGGCTGGCGCCGGACATGCGCAGATGCTCGCGGCCGTTCCAGGTGAGCACGCCGTTCTCGGTCGCGGCCACGAAGGTGGCCTGGCGCTTCTCCGTGTCGATCGCGCGGACCTCGCAGTCCATGTAGGCGCGGGGAAGGTAGGCGGCGGCGGCGGGCTTGGCCTTGCGCGGCTTGCTCATCGTGGCTCTCCCTGTTCGCTGGCGACGATCGGCTTCGGCGGCACGCCGAAGACGAGGATGGACGCGGCCCAGTCCGGGAACTGCCGGCGGGCGCACTCTTCGAGGAGCTCCTGGATGGCGTCGAGGTTGTCCTCGGGGTCGGTGCCGATCTCGGCGCACTGCTGGGCGTAGGTCTCGATCCCGAGCTGGCGGGCGATCTGCTTGGCCTTGGCCTGAGCCTCGGGGTCCACCCACTTGCGGCCGTCCCCCTGCCAGGAGACGTAGCCGATGTCCTCGGCCGTGATCCCGTCGAGGCGCGGATCCCCGCGCAGGGCCGCGTCGGTCATGACCTCGATCCAGACCGGGGTCCAGATGCTGTTCACCTCGTCGTCGCGCTCCGTGTCCCAGGACGGCTCGCAGGCGAGCTGCGACGTGCGCGCCGAGCTGTAGGTGTCCTTCGAGAAGTCCTTGAGGATGTACTGCCAGGTGAGCCCCGTGGCCGCGGCGATCCGGCAGGCGAGCACGATCACGAAGGGCACGAGCTCGGGAATCGGGAAGCTCGGGATGAAGGACTGCATCTCCTCGCCCGGGAAGAGCTTGAAGATCATGCCCGGTTCGATCGTGGCATCGAGGCGGTAGTGGTACTTCTGCGCCGTGCTTTCGAGGATGTCGTCGATCGGGTCCGGGCTCTTCAGGAAGGCCGCGATGCAGCAAGCGACCTGGGTCCGCTTCATGGCCGCGAGGAGGAGAATGTCGAGGTCCCGGATGTCCTGCATGATCGCGTGCAGCAGCGGCTCGCCGCGGGTGAGCCCGCCGCGCGTGCCGCGCTTCGAGTGGTAGATGGCGCTGATCGGCACCGGGAGGAACTGGTTCATGCCGATCGCGATCCTGGCGCCGGCCCGGCGGACGTAGACGGTCTCGGGGCGGCCGTGCTCGTCCTTGGCGATGCCGTCCTGCACCTTCCCCGCGAGCTCCACCGGGGTGGCGACGCGGTCGCCCTCCACCAGCTCGAACCAGACCGGGTCGCCCTGGGTCGCGCGCGACGGCTTGACGAAGATGTCGCCGTCCGCGAGCTTGCGCCGGCAGATGCGGCGCTGCACCGCGCCGAGCGGCACGGCCTCGGCCGGGAAGAGCCGGTGCTTGCGCTCGTTCCAGACGGCCTCGAGCCGGCGGTTCTTGTCGCGGTCGCCGGTGCGCGCCTGCGGGCGCAGCTCGCGGCCGACGATCATCTGCTCCATGAGGTTGAAGATGCCGGAGCCGATGGAGTCGTCGCGGTCGAGCTCGCGCGAGCGGTTGCGCATGGAATCGAGATCGGGCGAGAGGTCCGCGTCGCCCGACGCGCCGCCGCCGAGCCAGTCGCCGTCGTTGCGGCCGGACCGCGCGGCCTTGTAGCCGCGGGCGCTCATGAGCGCGAAGATCGTGGTGGCGTACTCGGGGTCGCTCTGCATGCGCCGGAAATGCGCCCGGCGGGCGGCCGCGCGCGCGGAGACGGCGCTGACGAGCGAATCGGCGATGCGGGAGAGCATTCCTGCCATCAGCCTCTCCTCACCTGCACGCGGATGCCGCGGCGCTGATCGCTGGCGCGGTTCTCCGCGGCCTCGAGCTCGGTGATCGCGTTCAGCACGTCGCGGATCTCCGCGTCCCACTTGTGCTGCACGCCGTCGGTGTTCTGCTCCTGGGGGAGCGCCTTCTTGGCGACCTGGGCGAGGGTGATGTACTTGCGGGCCGATACGTAGCTGCCTGCGACGATGGCATCGCAGGCGCTCTTGATGTAGCTGTCGATCGTGCTGGCGCTGATCTCAGGGTAGGCCACGCGCGTCTCCGCAGGGGATCGGAGGCCGGCAGGCGGGAAACAAGAAAGCGGCTCGCTGGAGTGTTGGCTCCAACAAGCCGCCTTTCTGGCTCTTGACGCGCGTTGTGGTCGCGACACCTCGCGCGCGCCTGCCGACCTGCCTGTCATCCGCTGTCGTTACATCGTTCTCTCCGGATACGGTCCGGGTCCGTTCAGCTTACTTGCCCTGCAGAATATGCCAGCGTATGGCCTCGGTCAAAGTAAGTTACTATTGATCAATAGCGAAAGTGACCTGGGACTGTCTGATCCTGCGGACAGGCGGAGCCGGTGGAGTCTGGCTGGACGTGCTCTGTACTCCATGTGTCCTCACGGCATCCTGGGGTGGCGGCGGCCTTGGTAGTGCACGCCGCACAACATTCGGACCGTTCTCAGAATTTCCACCCCATAGACACTCGTAGCCGAGATCCTTTCCTTCCGCTTGGCACCTGAGAGGGATCACCATGTCGAGAAGGCGCTGCAGAACACCTACGCGTCCGCAGCGCCGCAGTCGGCTGGTACATCTTCCGCGCTCGCAAAGGCGTTCGTCGTAGTGAAAACAACTGACGCGGAACGGATCATCGAACGGAAAGCCTGGAGGCTGGTATCCCATATTTTACCTCCTGACCACCGGCAGCTGCCAGCGATGCCCGCAGCTCTTGCAGCGCAGGAACGCCGTCTCCTGGCCCACGCTCGCCGCGACCACGGCCTGGCCGCCGTTGTCCATGAGCACGCGCCGGCAGTGCGGGCACGGCAGCTTCGGCCGCGGCTGGTAGGTCGTGGGCAGGGTATCGCCCTCCGGCCACAGGCGGCTCGCGTCGATGCGTTCGCGCAAGGCATCCTCGGCCTCCTCGGCCTCGAGCGCGGCGAGCTCCTCCGCCAGCGCGTCCGCCTCCTCCCCGCTCAGCTCCGATTCCTGCCGCTTCGCCTCGACCTGGGCGCGCAGGTCCTCGATCGCGTCGCCCGATCCGTGCGTGCGCAGGCGCACGTCCTGCACGCGCACCGGAGGCTCCTGCACGCGCATGGGCGCCGCAGACCCCCCCGTCCGCGGCGCCGGCCCTGTCTGTCCCTTTCCCTTGCGTGACATGGCTCGTCTCCTATCGTCCAATCTTCCACCCGCCGCGGCCCTGCTTCGGCCCGGCATCCTCTCGTCCGCGGCCGATCGTCCAGGATCGGTCGCGATAATCTTCTGCGGTCGGCCGGCGCGGCTCGCCCATGCCCTCGCGCGGCGGCGGCGCCGACGCGGTCTGCGCCATGCCCAGGCCCACGCGGTGCACGGGGATCCCGCACGCCTGCGCCGCGGCCGTGGCGTAGACCTCGCAGTCCCACCAGTGGTTGTTGTGCCCGCGCCGCAGGCCCCATTCCCAGTCTTCCACGTCCGCGCCCGCGCGGTGCTGCTTCGGCCGCCACTCCTCGGCCGCCATCTGGTGGCAGTAGTCGTGGTGCGGCTCCGCGTGCAGATGCCAGTAGCCGGGCTCGGTCTTCTCCGCGCCGTCCTCGAGCGTGCGCTTCTTGTCCACCAGGCGCGCGAGGACGTGCTTGAAGCGGAAGGTCGCGACGTTGATCGTGCCGTGGTATTCCTTCTGCCGCTCGCGCCAGGGCTTGTTCATCCCGGGCACGCCCTTGATCGGCGTCCACAGGCCCGCGCGGCCTGGCATGCGGCACGCCGAGCGCACGGCCTCGGTCTCCCATCCTTCGTCGAGGTAGCCCTTGGAGACGGCGATCGCGCGCGGCTCCTCCTCGGTGCCCACGTCGAAGCCCTCGGCGAACGCCTCCCAGAGGCGGTCGAGCGCGTTCAGGATCGCGGTCTGCTTGGCCACGTCGTCCGCGCCCTTCATGTGGTGGACCGAGATCACGCCGGCCTCGAGCAGCCAGCTCGTGGCGTCCGGCGCCCAGGCGCGGAAGACGTAGTACACCGCCGCCGCGTGCGGATCCGCGCCCATGGTGATCACCGTGGCCGGGCAGCCGGCGGGCAGCGTGCGCGCGTAGTACGGCGTCGCGTGCGCGCGGATGTAGGCGCTCTCCCAGCCGCGCTTGTCGAGGAGCTCCTGGTCGCGCGAGGGGATCGCCAGGCGCGAGCGCTGGAAGCTCTTCAGCGCCTCGGGGTCGTTCCCCTTGATTGCGTCCACGTACTGCGCGCAGATGCGGCCCCAGGAGACGAAGAGTGAGATGAGCGCGTTGAAGTGGAAGCTCGCGCGGAACCCCTTGGCCTCCGGCTCGCCGACCTCCCGCGCCACGAACCGGGACGGCAGGCGGCTCTCCGGGCAGGGCTTTTCGTAGACGGGTCCGGCCTCGGCCTTGGCGGCGCGCGCGACGGCCACGGAGCAGCCGCGCCGGACCCAGAGCCCGGCGCGCACCATCCACGGCTTGTGCGTCTCCCGGACCTCGCGCTCGCACTTCGCGCAGATGTAGACCGCCGAGGCCTTGGCCGCGATGGGCGTCTCCTCGTCGAACCGGATGTGCCCGTGCGGGTAGTCCCAGTCTGGGAAGCGGGCGCCATCGACCAGGCTGGCGTGGTCTTGCCGGAACTCCAGCACCTGGTAGGTCCCGCACCACGGGCAGGGGACGTAGTAGAGCCGCTGGTCGCCGGCGAGGTACTGCTTGGTGATCTCGCCGTCGGGCGTGGTGACCGTGCAGACGAGCACGAGCTTGTGCCCGCGCTCGTAGGCGTCGCCGCGCTCGCGGGCCACGTAGATCGTGCCGGCCTCGTCGCCGCGCTTCATTCGGTAGCCGGGCTTGTTCACCTCGTCGCAGTAGACGCGCGGCGCGTCGAACCCGGCCGGGATCTGCCCGGCGCCGGCCATGTAGAGGATCGCGCCGTTCGGGAAGATGCGGTGCAGCATCTGCCCGCCCTCCTTGTCTCCCGGGCGCATGCGGCGCAGGTTCGGGCTCGCCAGGATGGCCGGCAGGAGCTTGTCCTGGTACATCTTCTGGCAGTCCTGGAAGGTGGCGTTCACGTACAGGACCTGGAGCCCCTGGCTGATGTCCCGCAGGATCGGGTTCACGATCGCGGCCTCGCTCTTCGCCAGACGCGTCGGCCCCTGGACCGCGATTGTGTCGTAGTTCGGATCGTCGCAGGCGTCCATGATCCCGGCCGCGTGCGGCACGATGTGCGTGCGCCAGGGCACCTGCCCGGTTCGGGAACGGTCGGCGACGGGTCCTCGGTTCACGATGCGGTTCCTTTCCGCCCAGGTCCGGGTCGAGAGGATGCCCTCGATGCCGAGACCCTCGATCACGCCCTGGTCGAGCACGCTGAATCCGCGCGGCATGCGCTCAGGCCTCCGCGGCGAACGCGGACGCATACTCGCCGCAGCTGTCGTTCTTCTCGCTCACCGAGGGCCACGTGCCGACCACGCCGAGCGACCTCTCGCCCAGACGGGTCTGCTGCGGGATGGTCAGGTTCTGCGGCGGGTAGCGGCGGCAGTGCGCGGTCTCCGGCTTCGCCGGGTTCATGCGCACGCAGTACCGGCAGTTTCCGCAACGGGCGTCAATCTGTCCACTCATGTCTCGTCCTCCTCTTCGTCTTCACTGAGCTCTTCGTCTCCGGGAACTTCGGCTCCCGGCTGTTCGTCGATCGGGGCCACGGGCGCCTGGAGCTTGGGCGGCAGGGCCCGGCGCAGGTCATCGAGCGCGTTGTTCCAGGCGTCGGAGATCGCCTGGCGGGCGCAGGCGGCGATGTCGTCCGCGCTGCGGCCCACGGACTCCGCGGAGATGAGCGCCGGCAGGTTCTCGAGGCTGACCTGCAGCCGCTGCAGGAGGTGGCGCACGTCCGTCTCGGTCTTGTCGCGGTCCACCAGGCGCCCGGTCTCGAGCCAGGCCTGCTGCTCCTTGAGCTCCGCGTCCGCGCGCTGCCGGCGCAGCTCGTACTCCTTCTTCAGCCGCTCGTGGCGCAGCGCCTCGTCCGTGGGCAGCCCGCCGGCGCGCTTGAAGAAGTCGCGGATCCAGCGCATCGCCGGCCAGAGGTCAAAGGTGGCGGGCCGGTTCCCGTGGGCGTCCGAGAGCCTGGGCATGCCCTCGGTGATGTACTCCTGCACCTGGCGGCGCGAGAGCTCGAGCCCGTGCTCGAGCTGCCGGCTCGTGATCACGACGCGCTCGCCCGGCGGATCGCCGTAGCCGGCGGCGCGCACCGCCTCGTCCATCCACGCGAGCTCTCCGGACCGGGCGCGCGCGAGGAGGTCGCTGACCCGGCGCTGGATGTCCTGCAGGTCCGGCTTCTCCCCTGCGCCCTTGGCCGCAGGAGCGCGCCGGCGCCCCCCCTTCTTCTTCGCCTTCTTCGTCATCCTGATAGCCCCATGGCCCCCCCCCACGTCACACTTTGCTGCGCACCCCCATTTTCCAGCACCTCACACGCACAAACCGCGGCATCGAAGAACCGCGCGGGGGGACCCCCCTGGAAGGACCCGGCCAAATTGACACGGTTTGAGGGGGGATCAACAAGGCGCACCCCATGCTCTCGCCTGCTCGTCCTGCGTGCATCGGACGCGAAAACGCGACTCCGCTCGGGAAAAGCCAGAGCCAAACGCTTGTCAGGTTCGACGGAGAAATAAGGAGTTATATCAAAGTCACTTCTCAGGGTGCGTGGCGGGAATCGCAACACGCGCCCACTTGTACGCAACTGCAATCGCTTCCAGTCCATCACGTTCCGCTTATCCGAAATCAAATATCCGTCTCGCAAGTCTAGCCTGCCTCTCCGTGTCATCTTCAGAACACCCGAGGAATCACGTCTCGAATTCTCCCTCGCGCGCGCGCGCGCGCGCAGCCGACGCAGCAATCAGGTCCTCGATCATGCGCATACCCTCGAGCGCCTCGGCCGCTCCCTGTGAGTGGACGTAGTGGTCCTGCGTCCTGGCGCTCCGGTGCATGGCCCAATGCTGGACCACTCCAGGGTCGAGCTTGCGCAGGCGCATCTCGGTGATCACCGCGTGGCGAATGACGTACGGGGTGAAGCCGGTCACGCCCACCTTCCTGGCGAAGCGCTTGCATGCATCCCCTAGGGTGCTGACCGTCCAGCCGCCAGGCCTAAGCGTGCTCATTCCACGGCGCGACGGGAACACGGGCGCCTTCCTGCGGCGCGATCGTCCCCACTTGCCATAACAATCCGAGGCCTGGCCGAGGATGCGCGCGAGCATCGAGCCCGGCGGGATCACGAGCGTGCGCGGATGTCCGCCCTTCAGCGCGCATAGGCGCAGAAGGCCTGGCGCCTCTGTGGACGGCAGGTCCACATCTCCCCAGGAGAGGTCGACCGTGGCCTCCGGACGCGCACCTGTGAGCGCCAGGAAATAGAGCGGCCATGCGACATAGGGAGCGAGATCTCCGATCCTGTTGATCGTGGCGATCGCCTGGTCGAGACGGAACACGTGCTTCGCCGGCCGATCCGTGCGCAGCCGCTTCCAGTCGTCGACCCAGGCGATATGTCGATCCGATGGGATGTATCCGCGCGAGCGCAGCCAGCGCACGTAGGTCCGGGCGCGGCCGACGATCTTGTTGACGTGGCTGGCCGAGAGTCCGTTCAGGAGCTCCGCCACCCAAGCGTCGATCTCCACGATCTCGATGCGGTCGAGCGGGCGGTCTGGAAAGCGCCCGGCGAAGCGCTCGAGGTCACGGCGGTACGCCGACAAGCTCGACCTGTGGAGGCGCAGGATCTTCTGGCAGTAGGCGAGATAGTCCTCCGACCGCTCCCGCGCGCAGGACAGTTTTGTCTTGTCGGTCCGCACCGCGGCCTTCGCATCATCGAGGGCTCGCTGCAGCCGACCGCCGACCTCCTCGGCCTCCTCTCGGCTACCGAGCGAGACGGCGACGGCGACGCGCACGATCCACTTGTGGCCATTGCGCACGATGTTCACCTACAACCCCCCTCGAACAGCGCCTGCTGCTCTGGGACGTGGGCCAGGGCGCGTGCGATCTCGGCGTCGGGGACGTCGAAGACGTGCAGGGCGCCGCGCCAGGGGAGCGGGCGGGCGAGCTCGCGCGGCTCCGCCACATTGATGCCGGCGCGGAACTGCTCGTGCCAGGGAGAGCCGGTCCACTCGCTCCCCTGCATGCGCATGCGGATGCCTCTCACTCGCACCACGCAGATCACGGCGCCGCGGGGCAGGAAATCGTCCAGGCAGAACCAGCTCGCCCACTCGCGCTCCGCTTCGGCCATGCCCTTGCTCACGTGGATCGCGAGCGGTCCTCGGTAGTCCTGGAACTGGCGCGCGAAGATCGGCGAGCGGTTCTCCACGTCCTTCGGGCCGGTGAGCGCGGGGCCGTCGGGTCCGAGGCGGCGGCGATCGGCGGGGACGCGGTCCCAGTAGCGGGGCACGAAGAGCCAGGCCCAGGGCGCGCGCACGGAGATCGCCTTCATGCCTGCCCTCCCATCAGGTGTTGCATTTCGACTCCCTCTTGCCAATGTGGAAAGAGCAATCTCCGTCCGGGCATGTCTGATCGCATGGGTAACGGACGCCAGGCGCGCAGTACTCGCTTAGCGACCCGCACGGCACCAGATCCTCCAGCAAGCATCCGCACTCCCCGTCATCGTCTTCTTGCCGGTCAGCTGGTTGATAACGATCCACGCCTGCCGCGTCTCTTCGCACGACTTCTCGAGGTCCTTCTCCAGCCGCTCCACCTCGGCGCGGAGACGGTAGATCGGCTCTGACACATGCATCGCACAAGGCACAATTTCACCACGACACAGCGCGGGGATCACTGCGATGTAGAACTCTGCCGCTTTGCGCTCTGCGTGTTCTGTAACTAACTCGGCTTGGAGCTTCCGAACCTTTTCGATGTAAAGGTCGAGCGTGCTCGCCTCAAGAGGCCCGGGTTGCTTCACGCAATCGCAGTGGTGATACTCTCTATTGCCAGAAATCCCGGGGCCATTATCTCCACACCAACCAGTTCCGGCGCAGCATTCGCAATCCTGTTTAGCGTACGGTGATTTCTTCATCTCTCACTCCTCTGAATCAATGTTCGGCACCAGTTGAAACGAGCTGGATTGCTCGTTAAGAGTCATTGTCGGTATTGGCCCGCACGCGCCGCAGTAGGTCACATGACTGCCATCAACGTGATGATCCGGGTATCCGATGGTACATTCCTCGGCGTGAATCATCGGCAGGCCACAGGCCGAACAAACGGCTCCAGGCGTACCGCCGGGGACGCGCTCGGTCGGCAGAAGCTCGGTATATTCTCCATCGGCATCACCCCGCGTCTTCACCCGCCCCTCGCCGATTGCTTTGCCGTTCACCAGCTCGCGGCGCGCATTGCTTTCGTTCCAGTGATTGGCCCTGTCAAAGAACTGCTTTTCTGTCAACGCGGCGCCTTCGAGGTAGGCGTCGCGGACAAGATCTTTCAGCCGCTCGATCTCGTCGCGAAGCTCTGCGGTGGCGTCGTTGATCTGGTCAGAGACTAGAGCGCATGCTGCTGCCATTTCGTCGGCGTGATGCTTCTTCCATTCCTCCACCTCGGCGCGGAGGCGAGCGCACTCGAGACACTCTCTCTTG